CAAATAATTTTGCTGGAGAGTTATAATAAATAGCCAACAATTCGCCAACCGTCTTGCAATCAATTGCAATACAATATAACAACACACGCATAAGAGCCATAGTATTGTCAGTAGCTGTATTGAGCTTGCCAGACGGATTAACACATGTACGAAAATATAGCCATCCATTTACTCCTATGATGTAAAGCTCAGTCATCATGCGATGTGCCCAGGACATTAAATTAAGAATGCCTGGATCTTCACCATACGCTAGATTACCAAGGAGCAGAGCTTCATTTCGCGTCTCATCTATCTCAATCTGGATATGATCAACTACACTTGCTTCCATATGTTGAACATCAAGGCAACAAATGTCAGGATCAACTTCACCACCAGATTGGATATAATTCGCCATCAAATTCCAACCGCCATACCACGGAGTCATACCAACCGCACTCCACTCTCTCTCACCAGCCATCCCAAGAAAAGAATCATTTTGATCGTGGTATAACATTAAGCATACTAGCTGAAGAATCAAATCCCCACACATAAATGTGCGAGTCTTTCGGTCCTCCGGTTTTTCGGCCATCAACTTATCCACGGTTCGCAGCTCACCTTTGGGCGAAACCAAGTAAAAGACATGAAACCATCTGATTTCATATCCCTCACGAACGTGAAACTGTACATCAAAACGACCCTTCAACTTGATTTGGCTAACAATCTCCCGAATCAAAGGCATCTCGCCATCAAGAGCAGCACCCTTTGTATCATATTTCAGATTAAGGGGATACCCTGGTGACGTAGTACGATCTATGAACGACACAACATCGTCCAACTCTCGCACACATCCATTCAAATACGGGATAGTTATCAGCTTAAAAGCACGGTTTGAAAGAGATAAAGCCTGAGAATCAGGCGTCCATTCATAACACACAAGATTTTTCTTAAAATCGTTCTCAAGCAGCTTTTGAGAAAAAACTGCCGGGGCATAACCCCAAGGGATGCCTAAATTGTTAACACCACTTCGAGAAGTCTCATGTTTACGAGTCAAATCTACCAACTCCCTATTTGTCGGGGGTTGGTAATCCCCCTGTATTCCATTGTTGATTTTACGAAGCACAAACGCACCATCAACAACATCTATCAATCCAGAATACAGAGGGACTACAAGTTTTTTGGCTCTGTTTGAACAAACCAAGATACAAGACTCTCAGGATAAACCAAAACGAAAACATTCTCATTAACAGTTCCAATATAACCGCGATGTATGCCAATACAATGACCATGGCTGTCAAAAACAGGACAACCAGAATCAGACTCAACAGAGTTACAAGTATATCGACACATCCCTGTTTTCCGATCAATCACAGTGACCCTGCCATCAGAGACGACAGGGAACTCATGACCTTCAACAAATCGCAGATTTCTAACTTCACGGTCTTCACCATTCCAATTACGGAACATAACTCGAGTCTGTTGACACTTAACATTAAATGACACATCAACAGTACGAAATTTTATGAAGTCTGAACACTGTCCCTG